TCCATTCATAATATTTTTCTAAGAATGTTACGAATATAGGATATTCTGAGCGAATAAAATCAGGTAACTGTTGTCTTACAATAGAGGATGTTAATATTTTTGTCATCTTTTAACGGCTAAAGTGTTCACAACAATGCTTGTTGCATCATCGGAATCTAAAACTAACATCTTATTTAACTTAGATTCAATAATGTTACTCGATGGTCTCATATAAACTGTAATGTCACCAAAGTCATTATTTATTGCAGTTGGTCCAAAATCGTTTATTGTTATTTTACCTAAAACATAATCTATTGTTCCAGCGACACCAGAATTTCTGTTTTTGTTGAGTACAATTTTTGTATACTCACTTGTGACTTCATCGATTTTATAATAAGAAATTCTAATCTGTCCGTATCTACCTTCAAGCACTGCTATAGCTGAAGCAGAGTTACCACCGCCACCAACAATACGTATCGTGGCTGTTGTGTATCCCACACCAGGAGAATTAACAGTAACTCTAGCTAACTTACCATTAATGATAGTGGCTGTTGCTGTCGCTCCTTCTCCGTCACCTACGATTTCAATTGTTGGTGTTGTTGTATAATTAAATCCACCATTGGAAATGATAACAGACTCAAGACCCGAGAATGATGAGGGAACTTCTTCAAGAAAACATTGTCGAGAAACACCTTCTTCATCAACCACAGTAAAGTCTGGTGTTGAATAGAAGTTATCGGTTAATGCTCCTTTATTTAAAGGTAGTCCAAAATCCAAAATGTATGTGTTTGATTTTGTTAAATCTGGCCTAAATTTCTTACCAACCAACAATTCAACTTCATTCGAGATTATCGATTTATTATAATTTTGTATAGTTGATTCCAATCCTGAATAGTTGAAGAATGTGTCAAACTTATTCAGGTTATTGTTACAGAAACTCAAAATCAAATTCCTCAAAGAATTCTTCATATCACTTTCTGTCATTGTAGTCTTATTTCTATCATATACTAAATCAACCTCTACTTTTAAGAAGTTGTAATCAACATCTACCATTTCTGGAGTTACTGTCAGTATACTGATAGGTTTTAATATTTCAGTTTCAACGAAATTCTTAACAGTATCCGTAACTTCGAATCCTAGTCTAGGTTTTGCGGCAACGAACACTCTACCGAAAACAGGAGGATCATTTTCTTCTCCACCCCAAACATTGACCGCCTCAAAAGATGGATACTTCTGTTGTATTAATCTAATATAATCATTTTTTGTGACAGCTCTATTCTGGGATAGAATCTGAAGAGGCGCTGCAAATTTGATGTCTTCAATTGACTCTCGTTGTGCTCCACCTGAAGATTTAACTTTCGAATTCACGACCATATTGGAGTAACCAGAAACAGCAGAAGTGGCCACAAAATTGTTAGCTGAATTTGGTGCATCAGCTGAACTTATCAAATACTGAAATGTTACTAGAGATCCGTCTGCTAATTTCTTACCAAAAACATCATCTCCAAAATATACTTGATATTTTCCATCAGTAGCTTCTTGAAGAAAATAAATTTCAGCATCAGAAGTTTGTGTCAATAAATCAGTAGCTGTATTAAAAATTGTAATATCATTATTTGTTGTTGAAGGTTGTACCGAAACGGTTAGAGTTTCCGTATCGATATTAGGATCAGGTAAAATAAATGTCTGTGTTGGATTGGTCGCCTGAACATGTACATATGAATATGAGGCCAGTGTTCCCTCGTAAATAGGAACAGAAGTGAAAATAAAGTTATTTCCGGACTTGGCAACACTACGATCTTCTAAAGTAACAAAACTATAGGATCTATTATTTACCTCGTCAGACAAAAAGATGTAACCTTTAGGTAAAGTCAAAAATCCAGGTGCTGAATTTCCAGAATTTACGATTAGATCAATTATCGCCATTGCAGAGGAAACCGATCTAGGAGTGTATCCTAACTTTTTAGCATGAGAAACAACAGAGTTTCTTAATAGTGCGGTATCCAAAAAAGATTCATTAGCAATCATATTGATGTAATAAGCGTTATAATGTGTATTATAAGCCAAAACATCCAACAGAACACTTAGACCCGAACCTTCGAAGTCATAATCTTGAAATTCTGATTGTTGTTTTAAAAAATTCTTTAGATTTGTTTTGATGTCATCGAAATCTAATTCGGTGACTTTTAATCGGTCAGCCATTTATCTCACTCTTGAAAGGAAAAAACTAATGGTTATTGGTTGTGTCACATTCAAAACAAAAAAATCCATTTGCACTAAAAAACCATTATTGTCAAAATCCGGTTTTACTGCAATCGTTCTTATCTTGACACGGGGTTCATAATTATTGATTGTCTGTTCTATTTCATTTTGTATATTAGTAGCAACAATTGCATCCATAGGTTCAAACAACATTTTTCTCATGTTGGAGCCAATTTCTGGATGAAATGGTTTTTCATAGTGTGCCGTCAACAATAAATTTTTAACTGAATTTATTACTGCTGCGGTGCCTACATTTTTGTTGATATCTTTTTTAATAGGATGAACAACAAAATTTAAATCCAAATCGGTATACTGTCTCGGTGAAGATATTATTGAAGTGGCCATACTTTATTTATGTGTTAGCGAGGTTGTTTTTCAGTCTATCTGTGCCAATATAATCACTTATTAGTGTTCTTTGTGTGTTACCTAGGTTATTAAATCTATTCAACATCATATAATCATTCAAAATTTGTCGGCTTCTTTGATAAAATTCCCAATCTTCTGTTCTTCTATCGTGTACAAGATTGTATGCCGCAGTAATATTGGAATATGTAGAGTTTATTTTGGAAGAAGAAAGGTTACTCTCATATGATATATAAGGAGATTCTTCCGTGTATATTATAGTTATTGAATTTGCTAATTCTGAAACATTGATAACCAGATTATTTGCTAAAACTCGCAAATCATTTTCTATAAACAAACTTGTAAAATTACCAAGAAACGGAGAAGCATTCAATATCTCTTCTTCTGAAACAACAATCCTTAATATCTCATTTCCAATAGATAAAGCCAAATCATAACTAGGAATATTAGCAGAACTCATAGACTGTGCAGAAACACCTGATACATTATTAGTGTGTGTAATGAATGCATCTATTTCAGGAAGAGTCGAAACAGCTGTGGTGTATATTTGAGCACCCGTATTTGCAGAATTGGAATAAGTTACTCCATTGGCAATTTGAATCATATTATTAACAGTAATTCTCAATTCTGAACTAACATTTATCACAGGATTTCTAAAGTAGTCGGAACGTGATAGTGGAGCCCCTGTGATGTCTGCATATTGCCAATCTTTTAATGTATTGGGAAATTCAGTGTAATAACGTATTGTCTTCTCATCCAATACATTAACATCACCAAATTTATCGGTGTCAAAATTTAAATCTAGTCTTTCATATATTGTTGTCATATTTTAAATCCGTTTCATTATATTTATGGTGCCATATAAACACTAGGTGTTCCTGAAGGACCTTCAGGAGTCGGATGTATATGTGAATTATAAACAACACGCATTAAAGATACTGGACCACCACGGTCAATTAACTCCACAGCGGTAACAGTTGGACAAATTATAGGGAATGTTGAAATAACAAAACCTGGTGTAGCTTGAGGATAACCAATAGCTACACCACCAAGAGTAGAAATTCCTGCCAGAGGATTGACTGAACCAGGAACACCAGCATGAATACCTGTACCAGCTGTAATATCGTTTGTTGAAGTTATCTGTTCAGCTGACAATCTGCCATTAACTCTTAGATCAGAATTAATAAAAAGGTCTGATGATCCTAAAGTTAAACTACCATCCAATCCAGTGTTAAGATCAAGCTCGCCTTTACTGACAATGTTAGTATCTCCGAGAACAAGTAAATCATAATCTCCGTCTACAAGTGTTTTCATGTTACCACCAACATGCTGTATTAAATCACCTTGAACATCTATCGAAGCATTACCTTCAACAACGATACTGCATGTACCTTTAATTAAAACATGACCGTCAGTTTCTATAATTTGAAAACTTTCACCGAAAATATGATTGACCTGCGATCCATCAGGATGCAT